CTAGATAATGGACAAATAACCCCCGGTGTAAAAGCCGGGGGTTTTTTATTATTATTACACTATTTATTGTAAAGGAGAGTTCATTATGAATATTCGTAAGCGTAAAGCCCTTAAACTTCGTGCCGCCGCCGCTAAGGTGGCACCTGTAGAGGTTGCAGAGGTTGCAGTTGAAGTTGCTGCTCCTGTTGTTGAGAAGGTTGAAGAGCCAGCAGTCGTGGAGGCACCAAAGCCTAAGCGTCGTAAGGCAACAACAACACGCAAAAGAAAAACAACTGAAGAGTAAAATCTTCTAAATAATTTTCTTTCATTCGTCAAGCCCCCTACCTTGCGTAGGGGGTTTTATTTTTTGAATACTAATTACTGAGAAGGAACTATATCTATGCCAACTAGACAAATAAATCCAATCTCTGAAACCAGCACTGTAATCCTAACATCAACAGGATCCGCTGATGCAGTTGCGGCTGCTGTTCCATTTGGTATCTATACTGGTTCTGCTGATTTTCTTAGTGGTGCCGCTTTGCAGGTTGCTTATGTTTATAAAAAACTCGGCGGTGATGTTGTTGATATTGAGCTAACACCAGCAAATGTTTATTCTGCTTATGAAGAGGCAGTATTAGAGTATTCTTATATTATCAATCTTCATCAAAGTCACAATGTTATGTCAGATTTTCTTGGCATGACTACAGGAACTTTTGATCACAAAGGTGAGATTAAGACCGGTCCATCAAATGTAAATCTTAAGTATCCTAGATTTCAATTTGCTTATGCTCGTCGTGTTGGCGACGCTGTTGCAACTGCTGCAGGCTTTGGCGGAACGACTCCAATTTATTCAGGCTCTTTTAAAGCTGTAAAAAATCAACAAGATTATGATTTACAAACAATTCTTTCATCTGCATCAAGCACTGGATTAGATGATGGTGGCAACGCTGTTCCTTTTAGTGGGGCAATAGGAGATAAAAGAGTTATTATTACCAAAGTTTATTACAGATCCCCAAGAGCAATGTGGAGATTCTACGGCTATTACGGCGGTGTTGGTGTTGTAGGAAACTATTCAACTTATGGTCAGTTCTCAGATGACTCTACATTTGAGATTATTCCAACTTGGCAAAATAAACTTCAAGCCATTATGTATGAAGATTCTCTTTATACTAGAACCTCTCATTATTCTTTTGAAATTAAGGACAACAAATTGAGATTATTCCCCAAACCAGATCAGTATGGTTTTGGTGATGGGCTGGATGATCGCATTTGGGTTAATTTTTATGTAGATCAAGGGGACGCCTGGGAGCAAAACGATAGATATGACGATGGCACAAATGGTATCAACAATATGAATACTTTGCCTTTTGATAATGTACCATTTCAAAACATCAACGCTATCGGTAAACAGTGGATTAGAAACTATGCGCTTGCTCTTTGTAAAGAGATGCTTGGTCAGATTCGTGGTAAGTTTACAACAATGCCTATTCCTGGTGAAAGTGTAACACTCAACCATTCAGAGTTGCTTTCCCAAGCTAAAGACGAACAAGAAAAACTTAAGGCTCAACTAATGGAACAGTTGGATAAGATGAAGTATATTGATCTAGCCAAGAACGATCAAGAAATGACAGACGCCGCCGCAGCCGCTCTAAAAAATTCACCGCTACCAATCTTCGTAGGATAATTTTTGAATGCCCGACAATAAATGGTCTAGACCCGCAGCGCCCCCTCCTCCACTCTTCTTTGGAAAGAAAGAGCGTGATCTAGTAAAGCAAGTCAATGATGAACTCATTGAAAAGGTTATTGGGCAACAGATTCTTTATTATCCTATTGATTTAGAAACAACACGCTTCCACGATTTATATGGCGAAGCAATTGAAAAAACGTTTCTTCCTCCAATAAGAGTTTATGCGCTTGTAGAGTTCACAGAGTTCTCCACAAAATATATGGAAAATGTTGGCGTTGATGCAGAGTCAGAAATTCAAGTTCATTTTCACAAGCGCAGACTTGAGGAAGATCAAGATCTTTACGTTCGTGAGGGCGACTTTGTTCTCTATGGCGATAAATATTATGAAATTATAACCTTGAGTAAGCCTAAAAACTTATTTGGGCAAGTAGAGCACTCTTTTGAGATTGCTGCTAAATGTCGTAAAGCAAGAAAGGGACTTTTTGATGCTACCTAAAAATTTCGATTTTGCTCAAATTCCAGCAGGAACAGAATTGAATTTGAGAGAAATAGGCATGCTATCTTCAACCATTGAAGATATTGATGCGGCAGTTTTAAATTGGCTCAAAGAGGACTTAGAATTGCACGCTACAACCAATGAGGGGTGGAAAAAGGTTCCTGTATTTTGGCAGACACCAGAGAGAGCATTCCAGGTCAAAAACAATAGAGATCTCAGAGATGATTCAGGATCTATTATTTTACCTGTAATTAGTTTAGAAAGAACTGGTATTGTAAAAGATCCTAACAGAAAAGGTGGATTCCAAGCGAATTTGTATTCTAAAGATAAGAACGGCAGAACAGGAAGAATGGTTATCGCTAAAAAGATTGTTAAGGATAAGACAAGAAACTTTGCCGTTGCGTCAAACATCAGCGCAGGAACCTCTACCGGCGGTGCAACGCAGCCTTACTATCCAAGAACTAATTCTAAAATTATTGTTAAATCTCTTTCAATTCCAATCCCTATCTATATCAACGTTGATTATAAAATTACACTAAAGACAGAATATCAACAACAAATGAATGAAATTCTAGCTCCTTTCATGACCAGAACTGGACAAATCAACTCATTTGTTTTACGTAGAAATGGTCATTTGTATGAAGTTTTTTTTGAGCAGGGCTTTACTCACAATAATAATGTCAATAATCTAGGTGAAGATGTAAGAATGTTTACTTCCGAAGTCACATTTAGAGTTCTTGGTTATTTGATTGGCGAGGGCGAAAACGATGACAGACCAATCGTTAGAGTGGAAGAAAACTTCATTGAAATTATGTATCCAAGAGAATCAACAGTGCCTGAAGACGAAATCACTTCCTGAACTAACAGACGATTTTCTATTACACATAAGACTTTTGATTTCGTTTTTACTATTTAATGTATAGTTGTGTTATAGCCTAACATCAATTCATAAAAGAGGAATTATAGAATGTCTGTTAAAAGCTTTAAATTTGTGTCTCCGGGTGTTTTCATCAATGAGATTGATAATAGTTTCAGATCTAGAACTGCCGATGCTATTGGTCCAGTTGTGATTGGTCGTGCTGGTCACGGTATTGCGATGAGACCGGTAAAGGTCGAATCATTTTCGGAATATATTGAAAATTTTGGTGATACTGTTCCAGGTAATGCTGGTGGCGATGTGTATCGTAATGGTAACTATCAATCTCCAATGTATGGCACATATGCTGCTAAAGCTTTTTTGAATGCTAATGTTGCACCTCTTACGTTCGTTAGGCTTTTAGGACAACAGTCTCCTGACAATGATGGAACCGCAGATGCACAAGCTGGCTGGAGAACAGAAAAGAATGATGTTCAGACTGTACCTAAAGATAGTAGCACTGCTGCTGGTGGTGCATACGGCTTGTTTATTGCTGATGGTGATGGTCCCGCTGCCAGCAATGGTCTCTTTACTGGAAGCGCAAATGGCTTCCATCTTGGTGCTGTTGTTTATGTGCAGAGTGGTTCCGTACAGCTTTCTGGAACAATTGCTGGTACTGCCTCTTATGGTGTTCAGGCTAGTTCTACAATCATCAAGAGTGATTCCAACGGTAATTTCAATCTAGTAATCAGTGGAGCAACTAATGGTGAAGAGAAATACAAGATTAACTTAAATGACGGAAGCGCAGATTTTATTCGCAGAAGATTGAACACTAATCCACTATTATCATCTGACCCAGGAACATTTTATGCTACCACTTCTTATGAGGATTATTGGCTTGGTGAAACATTTGAGCAGTACCTTAGAGATAAGACTCTCGTAAGTGGACAGTTAGTTGGCTTTATTGCTGGTATTTCTTCTGGCAGTGCCGCCACAGATGGACCACACCAGATGAAGGGTGCTCCTTCTCAGGATGCTATCGCTGGATGGTTTATTGGTCAGGATCTTGGCAATTATGCTTCCTTTGACGCTGCCAATGCTAAAAAGCTCTTTAGATTTATTGGTAGGGGACATGGCGAGTGGTTACATAAAAATGTAAAGGTTTCCATTGAGCAAATTCAGCAGTCTAACACCACTACTGATGAGTATGGTACTTTCTCTGTTGTCCTTCGTCATATCAACGATAACGATACAGCCATTCAAGTTTTAGAAAGATTTGATGGATGCAATCTCAATCCTTCTTCTCCAAACTTTGTTGCTAGAGTTATTGGTGATATGTATGAAGAGTGGGACAATACCGAGCGTAGGCTCAAGAGATATAATTCTTACCCTAATAACTCTAAGTACATCAGAGTTGATATGAGCGAAGAAGTTGTTGAGGGTGGTTTGAATCCTACGCTTCTTCCTTTCGGGTATTTTGGTCCTCCAAAGTTTGCCGACAGTGGGAACCTTCTTATGTCTTCCGGAACACCAGCTTATACATTCTTGAAGATTGGTTCTGAGCTTCCAGGCTATGCCGGCAGCATTAGCATCTCCTCTTCTTTTAGTGCCGCAGCTTCATCTGCTAGCTTCTTCTATCCTGAAGATGCACTAAGAAACAAAGCAACTGATGGTGGAATCAGCGATCAAACAAAGGCTTACTTTGGATTTAGAACAACTAGAGAAGCTACCAGTACTGCTATCGATAGAAGTGTTGCCGATTCGCATCGCTTACCATACGCAGCATTAGGAAATTCCAATAACGTTCCTACAGATACTACTGCTGCTTCTTACAATACAGCAACTTCTAACATTGCTGGCTATTCTTATGTCTTTACTTTGGACGACATTAGTGGCTCTAGTGCTTCTACTCCAATTTATCAGTATGTTTCTGGCTCCCGACAGTTAGGCACAAGTACTACTGCTCGCGGTACTAATACATATGAAACACTTCTTGATGCTGATATCAATAGATTTACTGCTCCATTCTGGGGCGGTTTTGATGGTGTTGATATTGTGAAGCCAGATCCCTTCTATAATGCCGGGCTCTCTTCTGCTACTGACGAAAATAGCTACTCTTTCTACACGATCAAGCGCGCAATTGATACAGTCGCTGATCCAGAGGCTATTGATATGAATCTCCTTTCAGTGCCAGGGTTGACAAACGATACTCTTACTGGGCACATGATTGATGTTTGCGAAGAAAGAGCAGATGCAATGGCTGTTATCGATCTTTCTAATGTTTATATCCCTCCTCATGAGGCTTATTACGCCGATAGAACAAGTAGAATCCCTGCCAATCCAAAGCAGAGAGCAACAGACCTCAAGAATCGCAGAATCGATTCTAGTTATGGTAGCACTTTTTATCCTTGGGTTCAGACAAGAGACGATAATGGTCAGCTTGTTTGGGTTCCGCCTTCAGTTGCAATGATGGGTGTTCTTGCTAGTTCTGAAAGAGCCTCTGCTGTTTGGTTTGCCCCAGCTGGGTTCAATAGGGGTGGCTTGAGTGACGGTGCTGCTGGTATTCCAGTGACAAATGTTTCTGAGAGATTGATTTCTCGCGACCGCGATACTCTTTATGAGGCTCGCATTAATCCAATCGCTTCTTTCCCATCAACAGGGATTGTTGTCTTTGGACAGAAAACACTTCAGGCAAGACCATCTGCTCTTGATAGAATCAATGTTCGTCGCCTTGTCATCTATCTCAAGAAGCAGATTTCTATTGCATCTTCTCAGATTCTATTTGAGCAGAACGTTGAGGCAACTTGGAATAAGTTCAAGGGCTTAGTTGAGCCAATTCTTTCCAATGTCCAAACTCAGTTCGGTATCACCGGCTATCGTTTGATTCTTGACAGCACAACAACCACTGAAGACTTGATTGATCAGAACATTCTTTATGCGAAGATTATGATTAAGCCGGCTCGTGCTATTGAGTACATTGCAATTGACTTTGCTATTCTCAACACTGGGGCTTCTTTCGACGACTAATAAATTATTGGGGGTGAAATTCCCCCATCTACACTATTTACAGATAGAATATTTATAGGAGACAACACCAATGGCTTTTTGGGGTTCAGATTATCAGAATACAGGACTATTAGATCCTAAGAGAAAGTTTAGATACATTCTGCAAATTAACAATTTTGATGTTAGTACTGAGGGTGGTGCTAGTGTAACGACTTCAGAAATTTGGTATGCCAAAACTGTTACACGTCCTTCTTTTACAGTTGCTGCGACAGAGCACAATTACTTAAGTCATACTTTCTACTACCCAGGCTCTGTAAAGTGGGATCCAATTACTGTTACTATGGCAGATCCGCAGTCTCCTAACGTTGCTTTAATGCTTTCCAGAATTATTAATGATGATGCTGGCTACAAGGTCCCAATTAACTCCAATGTCAAAAATACAATGTCGAAGGCTAGTGCTGTCACTGCTTTAGGTGGTGTTGTTATTAGACAAATCGATGCAGATGGCAACGACATCGAGACTTGGACCCTTTACAATGCTTTTATTACTAATGTCAAGTATGGTGATTTGGCTTATGGTGATGACGAGTTAGTTGAAATGTCAATGGAGTTAAGGTACGATTGGGCTAAAATTGCTTCCGCTGATGGCAGTTCTGCTTACTGGGACGGACAATAATTAAATAGAGGTGTAAATTGTCAAGAAATAGAGATAGGCTGGGGGCGCAACAGCCAGATACGAGCGCCCCGCCACAATTGACGCAAAACGATAATAGCGGTGGATTTAACTTTGTTGTTCCAACAGAGTTTGTTGAGCTTCCTTCAAAAGGTAAGTTCTATCCACCAAACCATCCTTTACATAATCAGGATGTGATTGAAATCAAACACATGACAGCAAAGGAAGAAGATCTTCTAACTTCTCAGTCTTTGCTGAAAAAGGGTGTTGTTTTAGATCGTTTGTTGCAGAGTGTGATAACAAATAAAGCAATCAGAGGAGAGCATCTTTTAGTTGGTGATCGAAACGCCATTCTAATTGCTGCAAGAATCTCCGGCTACGGACATGATTACAAAACTAAAGTAACTTGTCCTGCTTGTGGGACTGCTCAAGATTATTCCTTTGATCTAAGTGATGTTGGCGTTTATAATGGTTTTGGCTTCTCACCAGAGGAGGCAACATACAATGATGACGGCACTTTCACAACTATCCTGCCAAGAACAAAGATAGAGGTTACTTTTAGGCTATTAGCCGGCTCTGATGAAAAGAACTTAGTTTCTCAAGTCCAGAACTCTAGAAAGGCTAAGAAAGATGAGAATAACGTTACAAGACAGTTGAAAATGTTTGTGGTATCTGTTAATGGTGATACCAGCCAAGCGGCAATCAATTATGTTGTGGATAACATGCCATCTGCTGATGCAAGACACTTGCGTTATGTTTATAAGATTGCTAATCCTAACATCGACATGATTCAGCATTTTGAATGTAATTCTTGTGATCACGAGCAGGAACTGGAGGTGCCGCTTACAGTGGACTTTTTTTGGCCTGACCTATGAGTACATGGAAAGCGTTTATGAGCAGTTTTTCTTTCTAAAGTATGCTGGGGGTTGGTCTTTTTCGGAAGCTTATAATTTACCAATTGGTTTAAGAAATTGGTTTACAAAAAGACTAATCAAACAACTAGAAAACGAAAAAGAAGCAATTGAGAACGCTTCAAACGGAAGCAGTGGTTCTGGAAAACAGAAACTAACGCTCAGTAATCAGCCAAAAATGCCTTTAGGGCTTAAAAAATCTTTAGGCTAGTTATAAGACAGGGTTTACCGCTCTGTCTTTTTGCTTTTATAACTATTTATGTTATAGGCTATAAGGATTTTTTGTATGGCTATTGATCCAAGAAATTTGACACCCGATCAACTAAGAGAAAAAGAAGATCTTCTTAGAAGAATTGGTACATTGAATGAAGAAGAAAAGCGTAGATTAGATGAACTACAAGGATTGACAAATTCTATTTTAGAGGCTGAAAGACAAAGACTCAAATTGTCAGAAGATAGTTTAGAGGCTTCTGCTCGTTTATTGGATGCACTAAAAGACATACAAGAGGCTAATAGGATAAACAACAATCTTTCAGAGGAAGATTTTGTTTTAAGGCAAAGACAACTTGAGATCAACAGACAAGAGGCAGTATACA